CCTATGGACCGCTCTGGCTGATCCTGCTACTGATACTGATCGGTAGCGGCGCAAGACGGTAAGACGTGAGACCCAAGGGACTGCAAACCTTGGGTCTTTTTTTGTCCCACCTTGTTTATAAATGAACGTTCATTTACTAACCCCCACGTCCCACGCCTAGCACGTCGTAGCACCCCCCGTCCAGCGCCGAGCGGGTCCCATAACCCCCGTCCAGGCGGTGGTAGCCAATTTATATCTGCCTTCAAGATTCTTTTCTCAAACGAAAAGGGTCCCATACACAGGACTCATGCCTTGGACCCTTACTTTTAGAGAAACAGGGGAAATGTTCAGCCTACGAACAATTACAAAGTCGCGGAATTGCTAAGGTTTTGGCCCCTTGACATCCACCAGGCACCCGAGGTATGATCATGCGCGTGGGACTCCTCCATCTTCGCTGAATGACCTAGGCCATGTTCATCCCCAAGGAAGAATCCGACCGGCGCCTTCAAAGCGAGGAGAATCTCGTCAATAGGGTGTCTCGTCCGGATTCAGGTTCAGCCGCGCACCCGGAGCTTCTCCCACCTTCCATCGACCTCGACGTTCACGAACTCCTCTCGGAGGAAACGGGAGAGCTGGACGAGGCTGCCCTTTCCAAGCTGCTCAACGTCGACGAATACGCTGGCCGCGGGACCAAATCCCTGTCCAGGGAGACGCAAGCGGCCATCGGTGTGACAGCTGGGATTCTGGGGACGACGAAGGCATCTCGAATGCACGACGTTGCCATCTCCTCAGCTCACTCCTACGAGCGGGGATACACCGGGCCAGTTGACCTCGTGAATCCTGCCAAATCCCCCAAGGAAGACCTCGCAGACAAAATCATCGCGGGGCACGGAATCATCGTTGACAAAGCCTTTGGCAGGCTGATGAAGACGCTGGACCTCCTGGACGACGATAAGTTGGCAGGGGTGAAGAAAGCGTCGGACCTCGCGAATATCGGGCGCAACCTCTCCGGCATAATCGCGCACGCCTCTCAGAGCACGAAGGACAACAACTTCGACAACCGGGAGCAGAGCGTCCACTTCCACATCATGAGGCCGGACCGCGCAGAGGAATCGGAATACAAAACCGTCGAAATCTCATCCGAGCGGGAAGAGAAAGCCTACCAAGAGAGAAATCGAGAGTCGTAATCGTGATGCCATCTTATGAGCAGTTCGAGCAGTCCAAACTCCCCTTGATGCGCGGCAAAGTGAGAAAGCTCAAGGAAGGGTTTGGATTCATCGCTGGAGACGACGGCCGGGATTATTTCTTCCACTGGACGGCTCTCCAACGAACGACCAAGAACTTCCGGGAGTTGGAACTCCTGGATCGGGTCGAGGGTTCCGTGATCGAAGGAAATGAGACGAGGGGACCTCGGCTGATAGAGATTCGAGTCATCGACGACCGCCCTGCGAATCATCCGGCTCATGATCCAACTTTGCCTCCTGGAAAAGCACAATGAGAAAACTTCTTCCGCTTCTTTTTCTTGCTCTCGTTTCTGGGTGCGCCGACGATGAGACGGTGGTTGTCACAGCTCCGACGGCACCGGCTCCCATCGTCAGCTACCAAATCGAGTATCGGGTCACCGGCACGGGAGGCCCAGCAACCATCCGATACACGAACACCATCGACGGCTTGACGCAAACCATCAGCGGCCTCCCATTCTCCGCGTCGGTTCGTTCCTCGAGGGACAACATCTTCATCTCCCTCGACGTGATTCCACAAGGCTTCGGATTCGTCAACGCGCAAATCTTCGTGAACGGATACCTCTGGCGAGAAGGCTCAACGACTTTCGGAGGAACCGTCACGGTTTCCGGCACCTTGAGACGAAGCGACCTACCATGAAGAAGCTCTTTCTCGTCGCCGTTCTCCTCGTTCTCCCATCCCCATCTTGGGGTCAAGACCTTGGGAGAATCCGTGCTGGCCTCCAAGAGAAGCAATACGTGTCGGAGGAGTCCAGACAGCGCGCAGAGAGAATCATTGCCGAAATCGAGGCTGACGCGCGCGAGAAGGCTCATCAGGAGGAGATGGAGCAGGTCAAAATCGCTTCCTGGATTTATGTCGGAGTAGCTGCTGCCGACTGGTCTGTGACTGCGGCCTGCTTCAAACAGCACTGCGATGGAGTCCCAGGCTATCGAGCCTCCTACCTCGCGTGGGGAAACGGATTCGAGGAGCCAGCAGTCGCGACGATTCTTGGGGTTGCCCTTGATGCTGCCGTCGTTTTCGCTGTCAATCAGTGGGTCGCTGAGGAGCATCCACGAGTTGCACAGGCGATTCTCTACGGTCTCTCTGGTGTTCGGTTGGTCATCCTGACTGACCGTGTTTCCGACCTCAGGAATAGGAGATAGTATGCTGAGCTTCCTCATTGCCCTGTTTCTCGCTCTGGTTCCGGCTCTCCTGACGTGGTGGATTCTCAAGACCTACTTCCCGACGCTCGCGGAGTGGTTGAGAGTCGCAATCATCGCCGCCATCATCCTCGGCGCGCTCAGGCTCTTCCACTCCGTGACCTGCGAGTTCCTCTGTGGTCGGATGATTCCATGATCCTCACCGGGGAAGACACTCTGTCTCTGGTTCTCGTCGGCCTCGCGATCTTATTCATCCTCCACTGTCCAATCTTCAAACCGTGGTTCGGGTTCCGACGACCTCCTGACCATCGAGGAAAGTGGGGCGAGTGATGGCGACCGACAGCGAGTTCATGAGACAAGTTCGTGGCCTCCGTCGCTCCATCTTCGGGAAAGGTGATGTCAACCTTCCTGCCGAGGGTGCTGCCCTGAAACGCAAGAAGCAACAGGAAGGCGCGCAACGGGAGGCGTTTCAGCATCTCCGGAACCTGACCAAAGGGAAGCCTCCGTTCGGAGGGAAAAAGTAATGCCTGCGACGTCTGGCTCCCAATATCGTCTCATGCAGGCTGCCCTCCACGGAGCCTCAAACAAGGTTCCGAAGAAAGTCGCGAGAGAGTTCATCGACAAGACGCCGCCCTCCGCCCGTAAAATGTTCTCGAAGAAAGGAAAATGACCATGACGGAAACCCCAGTGGAAGAAGTTCCGGTCGAAAAGACACCGGACGAATTGGAGAAGGAAGCTCAGCTGGAGGACGTGAAGAAGGCCGAAGAGGAGGGCAAGGCGTCCGACGAGGCCATGAAGGCCCTCACGGGTCCCTGGTCCAACGTGCGTCGTCACCGCGGCGTCGGCCCGCTCGTGCTCGAAACCCGTCGCGGCGCCATCAAGGTGTTCTCGGGCGACATCGTCGCTCGGCATACGCCGAAGGCTCCCGAGGGTGAGGAGAAGCCCGAGGACAAGATGGCTCGGGAGGCGAAGGCCGAGGACCTCGTGTTCACGGAAGAGCAGTTCGTCGAGCTGTCGGGCATCGAGGCGAAGCTCCTCCCGGAGGACCCTTTCTACCGTGCGATCGCCATCGGCGAGGCTCGTCGGAAGGCCGCCGCGGAACCGCCCGCAGAGGAACCGCCCGCTGGGTCCGGTGGCTCGACGCCCGCACCCGCGACGAATCCACCGGCCTACGATCCGAACAACTTCTGACCTGACGTCAGATGATCACTGTCACGGGAAGATACGAGAAGCTCTGGGAGCCGCATAAGAAGCAAGTCGAGTTTATTCGGCTCCCCTTCTCGGTCTTTGAGGCGCTTTACGGCGGAGCAGCAGGGGGTGGGAAAAGTGAGCTTCTGCTCATGCTTCCCATCCTCTACGGCTTCCACGATATCCCAGGATTCCACGGCGTCGTCTTTCGGCAGACGTTTCCTCAACTTGAAGAATCTCTCATTCCGAGGTCTCACGGCTTTTATAAGCATCTCGGAGCGTCCTATAACGACACGAAACACGTTTGGACGTTCCCTTCGGGCGCGAAAATTCGGCTTTCTTATCTAGAGACTGAGAAGGATGCCCGAGAACACGATACGGCGGAATACCACTACGCCGGATTCGACGAACTCACTGCTTTTCTGGAGTTTGTGTATCGGTATATCACTTCTCGTGTTAGAAGCACTCTGGACGGTGTTCCGGCTCTGGTTCGCACAGCGTCTAATCCAGGCAATATCGGACATGTTTGGGTAAGGACTCGATTCGTTGCGCCTGCGCCCGAGGGTGGTGTCAGGCTTTACGATAAATACACCGATACATACAGGTTCTTTGTTCGTGCGCGGTTGACCGATAACCCGCATCTGATGACGAAGGACCCCGGTTACATCAACCGACTCAGAATTCTCCCGGAAGCGGAACAGCGTGCGAAAATCGACGGCGACTGGTGGGTGTTCTCGGGTCAGGTCTTTACGGAGTGGCGAGACCCGTTCATCGGTGCGCCGTTCCACGGAGAACCTGAGCGCGCGTGTCATGTCGTCGAAGATTTTACTCCACCCTACTGGTGGCCTCGTGTTATATCGGCAGACTGGGGATATACTGCTAAAACATGGGTCGGTTGGGGTGCGGTCGCTCCCGATGGTAAGCTTTTTCTGTATCGTGAATACGTTCGTGAAAAGACAAGCATCGAAGAGTGGGGTGCCGACGTTCGACGTATCTCTCAGTTTGAACTAGACAATCTGGGGACGGCGACGTTAGACCCCTCGGCTTGGGGCAAAAGAGGAGAGGCGAAGACACTCGCGCAGCAAATCATCGAAGCAACGGGGATCAATTTCCAGCCTGCCGACAACGATAGGCTGGGAGGAAAGCTCCTGATGCATGAGATGTTGCGTTGGAAGGACCGTCCTCCTCGCTACGTTCCTCAAGAGGGCTACCTAGAGGAGACGGCGCAACGAATTTTGAGGATGCAAGGGCCTGACGCGTTCCAAGAATACGTCAAGCTCTTCCAACCTGAGGAGCCAGAACAGAACCTCCCGAAGCTCATTGTGTGCAAGTCGTGCGTGAACTTTCGAGAAGCAATCCCGGCTTGCATTTATGAACAGAAGGATGGAAAAAATACTGAGGATGTTGCCGAATTCGATGGCGATGACCCTTATGACGGTGGTCGTTATCTCATTAAGGCTTATTCTCGATATATCCGAGAGTCTAAAAGTAAGCACGAGAAGCAGACGGCGCTCGGAGAAATCATCCAGAGGCTAACGGAGACCAACGACTACAATCAATTTCACCGGGCAATGTATCAATTCGAGAAAAAATTCCGGAAAACTCCGCATTCGGTGCATCGAACGAGGTTCAGGCGTGGCAGAGTGGTTCACTAGACTTTTTGGAGAGCAAAAACCGGGCGAGGTTGTCCAGGTTTCACCCCGAGAGCTGCAACTTTTGGCTCGTGTGTCCGAGTTAGAGGCTGTAAATGGCCTCCTTGTGACCCAAAACGAGCAACTTCTCGAGAGGTTGCGTGAATTTGAGACGGATAACCGCGAAACTCAGCGCGGTTTGCTTACTAGGCTTGGCGTCCTGGCGCCTGTGGCTCAAAATGGGGAGAAAAAACCCGAACTTAAGCCTGTTCGGAAGGTTACACCTCCTTGGCACGTCGTCGCAGCTAAGGCTGAGGCAGATTCCAAGGAAAGATACTGGAAAAAGGTCATAGAAGAACGGGAAAAACCGCAAGAACAGAGAAAAGCCGAATCCGAAGCGAAAACATCATCCGAAAAGACCGAAGAGGAGCAGATTACGGAAGATATTGAGGAGCTTAGCCGATAATGTTCCCTCCAACCCTCGAACAGCCTCCAGTTGCACCGGAAGACGAAGCTCTCGCTTTGACTCCGGAGCCTGTCGAGCCTCCGTCTGTCGAGGAGGAGCACTTCTGCGACTCTGAAGTCGCCAAAAACCTGCATTCCATCATCGACCACCTCGAAAAGCACGATCGCTTCTCCCGAGACCGCCTCATCAAGAAGTGGCGGAAGCAGATGTGCTATTGGGACAACATCCAATACATCTGGTGGTCCGATTTCGCCTACGACTGGCGCACTCCTGACCAAATCAAGGAGGAAGATCCTCAGAGCGACATCGACCCCGCTTTGTATGCCAAAATCATCAACATCTACAGGGCATACGGCGAGGTCATCATCGCGGCGATGTCAAGCGCGCTCCCAACAGTGCCTTTCATCCCCGATAACGCCGAAGATCCTGACGACATTCAGACGGCGAAAGCCTACACGAAGATTGGGATGCTGATACAGAAGCACAATTACGCCGAGCTTCTGTTCATGAAAGCCCTCTACATCCTTTACAATCAGGGCGTCGTCTTCGGATACAACGAAAATCGCGCAAGCGGAAAATACGGCGTCTACGAGAAGCCAATCGTTCGCGACCACCAGGTCGTAACGAGAGAATACTACTGTGCGAACTGTGGGTATTCTCTGGGTGCTGACGAAATCTCCGCTGCTCCCCTCGAGGAGTCTCCGATGGCTCCGGCGGGTGGGATGGCGCCGGTCGGTGAGGAAGAACCGATTCCGAACGAAGATCCGAACCTTCCTCCAGACCCGAATCCTCCCTCTGCTCCTCCGGCAGCTCCTCCACCTTCGATGCCTCCCGCGGCGAACAATCCTATTGGGCTGCAACAGTGTCCGCAGTGCGGATACGAGAACATGCCCGAGTCGGATGACTTCGAGGAGGTTGTTCCGCGAATCTCCGGCTACAACCAGATTCCGAAATCCCGAGAATGTTTGGAGGTCTACGGACCCCTGAACGTCAAGATTTCTCCTTGGGCGACGAAGAAGGAGGACCTGCCCTACCTCATCCTCGAAACTGAGGAGCACTATGCCAAGCTCCAGGACATCTACCCCGAGATCGCAGAGCGAATTCAGCCACTCATTGATCTCGACACATTTGATCGTTCCATGCGAACGAACATCATGTATAAGGGAGACGTTGCCACCGACCTCTGCACCACGCGGAGATGCTGGCTCGCTCCCTGGGCCTACAACGTCCTTGGTGTGGGAACCCGCGATGCTGAGATTCAAGAGCTCAAGTCTCTTTATCCTAACGGATGTTACGTAGTCATCATCAACCGTGACCTCGTGGTCGAGGGCGTCCCTGACGTCATGAACGACCACTGGACTTTTACCGAGCATCCTCTTTCGGAGTCCCTCCACGCCGAATCAACCGGCACCGCTGTAGTCCCCATCCAGGACATGACCAATGAAGGCTGGAACCTCACGCTCGAAGGCATCGAGTTTGGAATCCCTGAACTCTACGCAGACCCGGATGTATTGGATTTCGACGCGTATAGCCGGTCTGAAGCTCGACCTGGACAAGTTTCTCCAGCAAAAGCGCCTGCTGGAAGGTCTCTCGGCGAGGGCTTCTTCGAGGCCAAAACGTCTTCCATCTCTCAGGAGATTGACAAGTTCCTTAACCGACTTGAACGAGTCGGCCAGTTCGTCTCTGGTGCTCTACCGACAGTATTTGGAGGAGCTATACAAGGAGGCTCCGGCACCGCCAAAGAATATGAAATGTCTCGAGCCCAGGCGCTCCAACGGCTCCAGATTACGTGGAAAATCGTAAAGATTTGGTGGTCGGTGATGTTGAGCAAGGCTGTCCGCAGCTTTGCCATCAACATGCTGGAGGACGAGAAATACGTCGAGAAACGCGGCGCGACCTACATCAACATCTGGATACGGAAAATTCACCTCACTGGCAAGGTCGGGGAGGTTGAGCCGGATGTGAACGAGAGCTTCCCAATCTCGTGGGCGCAAAAGCGCGACATGATTCTCCAGCTATTCCAGTCAGGTAACGAGGATGTTGGTGAAGTCCTGCGGCACCCGGAGAACGCTGGCTTGATTGCTCTTATCATCGGGGTCCCTGAGCTTTACATCCCTGGTGATGATGACCGCAACAAGCAGCTCGTCGAAATCGGGGAAATGATCCTCGCGGAGCCAGTTCCGGCTCCCTCACCGATGATGCCTCCTCCTCAAGGTCAGCCGGGAGGTGGAGAAGGGCCCGCTCTTCCCGCGCCCGAAGGCCCGCCTGAGGGGGAGGCACCACCGATGAGTCCAGGAATGCCTGGAGATCAAGCCCCCGGTGGTCCGGCTCCGGGGATGGGACCTGGGATGATGCTGACGTCCTCCGTTCGTATCGAGCCTACGCTGGACAATCATCAGGTCGAAATGATTACGTGTCAGGCGTGGCTCAAGTCTGATGTCGGCTTGCAATACAAGAAGGAAAATCCCGGCGCCTACCTCAATGTTCTCCTCCACATGCAGGAGCATCAGAAGTTCGTCACGATGGCGGAAGCTGCTGCTCCCGATGAGGAAGAGGGCGAGGATGGAGAGAAAAAGAAGAAACCTCCAAAGGAGTAGAAAATGCCATTTCAAACATTGAGTCTCGGGACGACCACGCAGATTCTTCAGAACGTGGTCTACAACCTTCCGGCTGCCTCGTGCGATATTCGGTCGAGCGTTGCCATCGAAGGCTCGCACGACGGCTCCACTTTCGCTGCACTGACGGGAGCGGAGACAACCGGGGTCCGTGGCACCGTCAAGTGCATTCGTTGCACGACAGGAAACGCAAACGTAACCGTTCGATAGGAGTTCTTCCGTGTTCAAATTCTTCTTCAATCCTCAGCGTTTCTTCTCTCCGGAGGACATCGGGGACGTCGCCGACTTCTCTGCGGACATGGCTGTCTTGAACGATGAGACTCCTCCCGCGGACAAAGAGGACAAGACCGAAGCGGAACAGGAGGCGGAAGATGTCGAAAAAGACATCAAAGTCCTCGCAGACGACGACTCGGAAGAGCCTGCTGGAGAGGATGACGAGGGAGGCGAGGAAGATGGCGAACAAGAAGACGAAGAAACTCAGGAAGAAGGGGAGGGACAAGAAGAAGTCCCTGTCACTGGCGGCCGCCCATCCATTGGGGCTGTCAAAAAGGAGTTCCCGGACATCTTCAAGAAGTTTCCGACACTGAAGGCGTCAATCTTCAGGGACGAGAAATTCTCGGAGTCGTTCGCAAACCCCGAGGAGGCGGCGGAGGCCGCGGTCAAGGCTGACAACTACGACCAGCTCGAACAGAGTTTGGTGTCGGGGAGTCCCGAGCTTCTGATGAAGGAGCTGCACGACAACAACCCGCGCGCGTTCGAGAAGGTGGCTGAGAACTGGCTCCCACAGTTGCGCGCGATTGACGAGAAAGCCTACATCGCGGCTACCGAGCCAATCATCGAGGAACTCGTTTACCTGGCCTTCAAACACGGAACGAAGGTCCAGGACAAGAATTTGATTATGTCGGCCCGTCATATCGCGAATTTCGTGTTCGCGAACGGTGGCGAGATTCCCGACATCGGCGAGAAGAAGTCGAAGGCCCCCAACCCTGCGGAAGTGCAGCTCCAGAGAGAGCGAGAACAGTGGGCGCAGACCCGATTCAAGGAGGCCGACCAGGAAATCTTTGGTCGGGTCACGCGCTCGCTCGACCAGGTGATTCGTCAGGGCCTCGACCCCGCCGGTTCCATGACCGAGCGGATGAAGTCGTCAATCGTGAAAGACGTTATCAACGAAATCAACAAGGTGCTCGTGCAAGATGGAGTCCACGGGCGCCGGATGCAGGCTCTTTGGAAGCGGGCCTCGAATGACTCCTACTCGAAACAGAGCAAAGAGAGCATCGTCAACACCTATCTCTCGGGTGCAAAACCTCTGCTTCGAGAAATCCGGAACCGAATCCGAGCGGAATATCTCGGCTCACCGAACAAGAAGCGCCTTGGGGACGACAAGGACGAGAGGCTGAGCCGTCAACCACAACCCCAGAAGAAACGGGCCTTCGAGGGCTCTTCCCGGCGTGTCGATGTGAGGCGGGAGCGCGTGACGGTTCTCGATCCGAAAAAAATCGATTACTCGCGCACCTCCGACATGGATATTCTGGAAGGTCGAGCCACTGCGAAAGGCCAGAAGTAGGACAAACTCATGGCTCTCACAGAGACTCAGGTAGTCGCTGCCGAGCTGGAGACTGTCCAGAGCAAAGTCCCCGTCCTGTTCGACCGCGACTCTCTGTTCTACGGGAACGTCGAGAAGCGGCCCGCAGAGAAGGTTTCCAATCGAGACATGAGAGTCCCGATGGAAATCCGTCCTGGCGGCAGGTTCGGTTACTTCTCGCCGGATGGCGGCGACCTCGGACGCGGCGACGGTCAGTCGTTCGAGAAGGCTCTGGTTTCGACAGTCCACCTCAAGCACGGCGTGGAATGGCAGAAGCGCGCTCAGTGGGCGACGGACGATACCCGCAAGTCGGTCGTCAACGCCTTCCGACAGCTTCTCGCCAAGGCGATGGCGGAATTCCGTCGTCAGGTCGATTCCTCGATGATGACGGGTGGTGACGGTGCTGTCGCCACGGTCACGTCGGTGAACTCGGCTGCCGGTCAGGACACTTTCACCTGCTCGACGGACGGCTTCGGCGTTCGCCTCCTCCGATACGGCCAGTTCGTGTCGGTGTATCCGGCGAACTTCTCGGCGGCTCGTGTCATCACTCCTTCTTCCGGCGCGCTCGTCGGCACGGCCTGCCAGATTGACATGGTGGACCCTGCCAACAAGACATTCCGCATCAAGGGAGCGACGACCTCGCCGGTCGCGGGGGACAGAATCGTCATCGAAGGTCTCTCCGGAGCAAATCCGGTTGGACTTCTCGGGGTCCCCTATCACCACAACAACGCCTCCACCGGAACCTGGCTCGGACTGGATCGTGCTCAGTTCCCGGAGATTCGCGCGAATCGAGTTGCAGCGGCTGGACCCCTGGCTCTTGCGCACGCTCGACTCGCTCTCAACCGAATCGGAGACCGCATCGGGCTGGACAATGGAGTCAAAGTCCAGGCGTGGATGCACCCCTGTCAGGTTCAGGCGTATGAGGAACTCGGCCAGACGGTTCAGGTTGTGAATCGTCAGGGCGGGAACCAGCAGGGCCTCGACCTGTATTTCGACGTCCAGCAGATTGCCGGTGCGCCGATTCGTCGGTCCTACTCGTGGGACAAGACGCGAATCGACTTCATCGTCAACGAGGTGTGGGGTCGCGCGGAAATGAACCCCGCCGGGTTCTACGAGGAAGAGGGCCGTCGGCTCTTCGAGCTTCGTGGAACTTCGGGTGGTGTTGCGACCGCGACGATCTTCTACATCGTGGCGTCGTTCAACACGTTCATCAACAACCCGGCTGCGTGCAGCTACATCGACACGCTCTCGGTTCCGGCTGGCTACTAACGATGTTGGGGGTGGGATAGGGCGCCTTTGGGTGGTCGGCGAAAGCTGATTGATACACCTAATTCTAACTCATCCCCATCATTATGAACAACCCTCTCATTGAGTATTTCAACAAGAAGCTCAGTGCGAGGGGAAGGACTCTCGATGGCCGTCCTATATGGAGACTTTCGTGGTCAACGGACCAGCGGGAGATGCGAAAGGGGAAATTCTCGGATTTCTACGGTAATATCTTTCTCAGAGAAACCGAAGAAGTCCGAGAAGTCCCTAAGTATTGGAACAATCCTAATCGTTGGGTTCTTGAACGTCTTACTTTCCTTCCTCCTTCGGCAGCTATTCATCGGGAAATTGTAGCGACAAAAGAACTTGATATCACGAAACCGACATTAAACGGCTCCTATGAGCCTATTTACTTTTTTCAGGACAAGCACGGTAATCCCCTCCAGGTCACAGAGTGGGCTCTGGAGGCGGTTATGTATAACCTTGAGTTCGGAGCGAGGGTCAAAGATTCAGATTCCACCATGCGTGACAAATACATGGCGGAGACTGATGCAGAAGCCGCTTATTTCGAGCAAGAACTAGCGGAGATGGGTCGTTCTCCTCTCTTCGCTTTCGAGAACTCCGTTTTCTTGGATTCCACCAAACGTCGTAAACCTGTTTACACCGAGAAGGTTCCTCCCGATGCCATCATCAGCGCCAAGAAGTAATGACATTTCGACGGTTGTGAGTATTCTCCCTTACCCCTTGTGGGAGAAGAAGCCGGGACTCGTGCCATCGGATTTTCGAATCCCCTACACGGCTCCCGGTGATTTCACGCTGTTCCCGGTCGAGCGGTGCACGCATCCCGTCTACCTCGATTCCGAGCGTCCTCGCCTCATCGTGCCGGACCCCTCCGACCTCGTGGCCGCCTCCATTTGCAACGACCACAAGTGCGCGATGATCTGCTACGAGGCTGGAATCGCGGAGCCTGGTCTGGGATGGGTCTGGGGCGAATACCTCAACGACGAGAACGGGAAAAAAGCCTTTCTCAGTCAGCACAAGGGCCTCCTCGACGGCTTGAACGCACTCCAGAAAACCTGGTATGAGCGCCTCCTCGTCATGGCTGACGATGATTGGGCGCAATACCGGAAGCACAAGTTCATCACCGAACTCCAGAGGACCGCGGCGACGGTTCTGGGCCAGACCAATCGAGAGTGGATGGTCAAGGACCGTATCGAGGAAGCACTCTCGAAGTGCAGGTTCTGCTTCTCGATGATTCATCCGCTCGCCTGCATCTGCCCGACCTGCCACGGTATCGTCGATGAGGAGAGATACAAGAAGGAGTTTCTCGGTGCTGGCATGATCGAGAAGCTCGCGCCGATCACAGAGAGAAAAGATCCACAAGCTCCGGCGGCGAAATAGTTCAGCCTGCGAACAAATAGGAGTTGTCATGCTTCGTATTCGAGAGAGCAAGGTTGCTGACATCCGGACCTGTGATTACACCAAGGTTACTCGTGACCAGCTTCTGGAGGCTTCCATCGCGCACATCCAGGACGTTCAGGACGCTCTCCGCTTTTTTGTGGAGAAGCTGTTGGACGCTGCGACTGCCCACGATCCGGACAAGATTTCAGACATCGACGGGTTCCATCGAGACTTCGTCACGGGTTTCAAGCAGACGGAGTGGTGGGACACGCATCGCAAGTTGAACCGGCATCACCTCAACGAAGCCGACGGTGTTCCCGAAGATGTCAATCTCATCGACGTCCTCGACTTCATCGCCGACTGCGTGATGGCGGGAAAAGCAAGGTCTGGGACGGTAAGGCCGCTGACGATCGACCCGGCAGTCCTCCAGCGGGCGTTCGAGAACACAGCGAAATGGTTGGAGGCCGAGGTGGAGGTAATCAAAGATGCCGGGTAAAATCACGATGGAGAACGTCGAGAGAACTTTTTCTTCCGTCCCAATCGGCGATGCACAGAAGGCACTCATCGACGCGCTCACGGTCAAGTTCATCGACCTCGCGAAGGAAGTCATCTTGAACGTCCCCGATTCTGCACATCGGTCGGCGGCTCTCAGGGCGATTCTCGAGGCAAAGTGGGCTTGCACCGACGCCATAGCGAAAGGCGGAGAGGTGTAACGTGGCAGTTCTAGCGTCACAGATTCTCGTTGGGGTCAAGCCTCTCCTGAACGACCCGCAAGGGTTGGTCTACTCGGACCAGGCTCTACTTCCCCTGCTCAACAAAGCCTATCGTGAACTCCAGATTCGGCTCGCGAGGGCTGGAATGGGGCCGACGAAGGAAGTTGCTGACCGAGTTCCTGTGTTTGCTGGAATCACGTTCCTCGGTGATGGGTCTGGGCTCCCAGCGGGTCTTCTCTACCCAATCGAGCTGAGGGAAGGCCCTATGAACGGGCCAATCTCGGACTTCGTCGGTATGGAGGAGCGAAACTGGGAGCCCACCTTTCAGCAGACAGACCAGCTTCGAGTCTGGGCATGGCGGGAAGAGCAGTTGAAATTCCCTGGTGCCACGACGAATCGAGACGTTTACATCCGGTTCATGAAGGGTCTCACGGCCATTGACAACGTGAACGTCCCGATTCAAATCCTCAATTCGGAACTGTTTCTGGAGTCGAGAACCGCATCAATCGCAGCCGCAGTCCTGGGTGAGAATTACACCCGTGCCTCAACTCTGAACTCCGACGCAGAGATGTGGTATGACACCCTTGTCGGAACACTAACCAAGCGAGGTCAGCGCACTCCAGTTCGGAGAATGCGGACTCGCTACCGAACGTAGTAGGAGGTTATCGTGCCAACTCGAAGAAAGAGTTTTCAGACCGAGGTCAAGAAGTTCGTCGACCACGAGGTTCTCCTCACCCTTCGGACTCGAGTCAATCAGGCTCAGTTCGTTGTGGCTCCTGGACTCGAGCTTCTCCCTGCTCATTCCCGCGGTCGGTATCGTCTCGTTGACGCTGCCCTCATCGCTGTCGGTGCGACCGTCGGTGGTGCCACCTCGATCGACATCACTGGGACCAGGAGCGGAGCGAAGGTCATTCTCCTCACGGCTCCTGTCGCCGGTCTTACCCGTGGCACGATGCTCCGCATGGGAGCTGCTGGCGCCACGATCATCACGGACGGAAACTCCAACGACCTTCTCGACATCGGCACCGGCATCTCCATCGAACGAGTTGGTGCCGCTGTTTCCGGTGCAGCCGCAGTCGACGTCCTACTCACTTACGCTCTCGAAGTTGCTTCACTGACCTCTGGAGCGTAAGCCGTGGCCGTTCGAGATCACGAGCCTATCTCGTTCTCTCGGTTCATGGGGACATTTGACCGGGGGGAGGATGAAGCCTGTCCTCCCGGTTACTTTCGCACCTCACAGAACCTAGCGTTCGTCAACCAGGCGACGTATACGAGGGAAGGCTCCGTCGTAAACCTCCCCACTGCCTTCAACATCAAGAGGCAGGCAATCTACAAGAGGATTGGTGAGGCTCCCCGTCTCCTCCTCTTGGATACTGCTGGAAACCTCTATGATTCCACGAATCTAGGGGTTCCAATCCTCTCCATTCCGGCGATGACCGATTTCAGCATGGTCTCCATGTTCAATCGGGCATACATCACTCCTCACAACGGCCTCAAAGGACTCCCAGGAGAAAAGCTCTATGTTTACGAGAGCTCTGGAGCTGCTCGTCCTGCTGGTGGTATTGCTCCTGCTGGAAATATGGTGGCAACTCAGGGAGCGGCTGGTAAACTGACCGGAGGCAGGCTTTTTGCCGTCGCATTCGAGACGCAATCGGGCCACATCGGGGCGATGGGGGGATTCTGCGCGATAGGTCTCCCGGCTGATACCGGATTCCAGGTCAATCTCTCCTCGATTCCTGCTGGACCCGCTGGAACGGTTGCTCGGGTGCTTCTCGCCACCAAAGATGTTCGGAATTTCGCAGGAGATTACGAGAACCAGACATGGTATTTCGTTCCAGACGGTCGTATTCCAGACAACGTCACTCCTGCAAAAACGGTTGACTTCTACGACGCGGACCTCCAATCGGACGCTAGTTTTCTTCTGGACCAGATGGATACCATCCCCGCAGGTGTAGGAGTCAACATCTACAAGGGTCGACTCTTAACTTGGGGGGAGGATACAAATGACGCGATTGTCCGAGTTTCTCAGCCTGGTCAACCGGAGTCCTTCGACGGAGTTGATGGATTCCTCACCGTTAATCCAGGAGACGCCGGAGGAGGCGTCCGATACTGCTTTGAGTATCGAACTCAGCTCATTTGTTGTAAACCACAGAGGTCCTATATCACCCAGGATAATGGACAACCTGCCGCACTTTGGGAGGTTAATGCCCTTGATAAATCTGTCGGCACAGAATGCCACGGAGTGGGAAAGATTCTGGACTTCGGTGAGGATGTTAGGGACAGAGCATTCGTCGCCGACCGAAGCGGCCTCCAACTCTTTGTCGGGACCTTCTCAGACACCGAGGTCTCGTTCAACGTAGCGGACATCTGGGACCGAATCAACAAGGCACATTTCCACAAGTTGGAGATTGCGGTTGACCCGCTCAGGGCTCGCACTTACATCGTAGCTCCGATGGACGCAGCGACTGAGTGCAGCCACATGATTGTCTGTGATTGGCAGGATGGCCTAGACCTCGAGAGCGTGAAGTTCTCGGTCTGGGCCTTCCCGCATCCTCCTTCTACGGTTGTTGTCGACGTGAATCAGGCCGACAAAGAATCTCAGATGAAGTTTGCCTCTCAAACGAACCCTGGGATCAAAGCTCTCGATGAGACTCAGAAGCTCGATTACGGCCTCGCCATCGACTCCTGGGCTGAATTTCCTCTTCTTCCTCAAGGCGACGATTGGCCGGTTTACCACTTCGCCGGTGCGAGGATGAGAATAAAGGGAGTAGGGAACCTCAAAATTACCCTGTCTGGGTTAGACCGTGTTCAGACGGCATTTGTTCCTGACCTCCCCCTCTTTACAAATCCTGGGCGTCCGTTCTTCCGAGGCTGGAATTTCTCCTCAGAGCGGTGCTCGGTGATGATTCGGACGAACCTTGCTAACGAGTTCTTCTTTCTGACTCACTTCTCTCTGTATTACAAGGAACTCTGGTATACGAGACCGGAATGAGCAACGGCGAATCAAAGACGATGCACTACGATGTTGAGGCCCTCATCCAGGGCATTCAACTCGCGGACCCTCGTCTCTATCAGATTCTCAGCACCCTGAATAAGGGACTCATCGTTGTTCAGGAGGAACTCTTTCCTCTTGTTCAAGACGCTGCAATTCCTCCTCCAGTTGTTCCGGTCCTTGATGCTCCAGCATTCTTCGACCACGAGTTCACTCCTATCACGGTTCGCTTGAATTGGTCTGAGGTTCCGACTGCATTCGGTTACGAGATTCGGGAGGGTGCCTCTTGGGATACGGCGACGTTCCGCCTTCGGACGAACTCCCTTCAGGCTGACATTGACCCGTTGCTCGTTGGAACCCACACGTTCCTCATCAAGACGATCAACGCGGCTGGTGTCTACTCGGTGGACCCCAATGGACAAAACATCACGGTTCCACCGCTCGGCTCCATTACGTTGGAAAGTCGGGTCATCGACAATAACGTTCTCCTCCGATGGGACCCTCCGACCTCAACCTTCCGAATCCTTCACTATCGTGCTTATCGGAATGGAGAGCTACGAGGAACTGTTGACTCAACCTTCTTTGCCATCTTCGAGAACGTCGCAGGCTCCTACACATACTCCGTTATTGCGGTTGATGTAGCTGGAAATCTGAGCGCGCCTGCCTCAGTAACGGTTCAGGTCAATACACCTCCTGATTACGCGTTGCAGGACAGACGGGTTTCCAACCTCATGGGAACTCGTGTAAACGTCCTCCGCGATGTTAGATTGCCGAGCCTCCTCTGCTGCTGGTCGGACCAGATGTGGCACGAGCATTTCGAGGTTCGGTTTTGGGATGAGATACAGGACCAGATTGCAGCAGGCTACCCGATTTACATTCAGCCGACAGTTCTTACCGGCTCTTATGAGGAAGTAGTCGACTACGGAGTTGTAATTCAAAACACAATCATCACAGTCACTTACAACGAGTTCGTTCACTCACCAGCAACTGTTGTCCTCATCAGGATAGCAACATCCGAAGATGGTATTACTTATACTCCGTTCGTCGACGGTGCAAGTTTGTTCTCTCAGTCGATGCGATACCTCAAGGTTCGACTGGAGTTCACCAATTCTGACGATGACGCTCTCCTTGAGATTTACAATCTTACGTTCTCACTCTCTGTAAAGCGGGAGAATGATGGCGGTGAGATCACAGCTTGGGCTGGGACAGAAGTAGGTCATGAGGGTGATTTGCTGACTGGCACGCAAGTCAATTTCACGAAACCCTTCAAGGATGTAGAGTCAATCACCTGCACGACCAAATCATTAACTGAGCCTTTTTACGTTATCTTTAATTTCACGGACATCCCTAATCCTACTCACTTTTTTGTTTTTGCGTTTGACTCCTCTGGTAATCGTGTGCAGCGTTTGGTTGACTGGAAGGCTCGAGGAATCATCTAATGTGGCAGCGTTGGAACCAGAACACGCACATCTTCGAGAAAAGCACCAACAACGGTGCTGCGTGGACTCCTCTCGGTTTGAACGCAGCAATCATTACGGAGGGAAATCTCGCTCCTGATCGCCATTGGCCGACGGTAGCCTATACGGACGTTGCTAAGACCTGGTCTGCATATCAAATCTTTCCTGACACTACTAGAATCAGCGGTAATAATGGATATCAGATTTGGTCAAGTTCGGCTGGTCCTGTCAACGGAAAGCACATACGTTTCCTGACTTACGGTGACGGTATTTATAGATATGAATTCCTAACTGATAATCTAGGCTCTATTACTGCAACTCCTCTTTATCTTCATCCTCAAGGGTCGGTATCAGTCGGAGCTAACCTTCACGTTGGTTCTGCAATTTACTCCTACGGGAAAGGATTTCCAGACGATAATTGGCAAACTTACACTTATCCTGGCTTGTGGTGTAGTTCTGGAGCCTCGTTTACAGGTTCTTCAGGAATTGCATGTTACAGGATAAGCGGCAAGTCGATGATGATTAATTTCCAATCTGATGTTGGAAGCGTCGGCTCGCCTAATGGTGGAACTTATTTGTATTTTTCACTTCCTCCTGGATACACGGTATCGTCGGCAGTTGGTGTCAACTGGTATGCAAACGTGCATTACTACGCTGCTGGAGTGGCTGGAATTGGACTGGCTTCTGCTACTCCAGGTGCAACATACATCGCCCTTCAACGAGACATTAGTGGTAATGCGTGGCCTATTGGTGCTCCTTACTACCTTCGTCTCCAAATGGAATTCCAGATTGTTTAGGTCATTATGGCTGAAGACTATACGCTAACGGACCCCATCGTCAATCCATCGACGAGCATAACGAAATACAAGGTGGTCACGGTTAACCTTGACATGGAGATGAATGCCACTCCGACGTCAGGTCCGGGATTCATCTTTCTCAAGCTCAAGGACAACCTTGGGAACTACTCGACTTACACGTATCAGGGCCAGGAAGCAATCGACTTCATGAAATTCATGAACACCGCGAATTTCTCCGTTAACTCGATGCAGAAACGCATCCTTCAAAAGTTGTCAAACGATGGAAAACTCCCTCCCGGAACCGTCACCGGCACTCCCGATCCTGCCGCCGCCTCCGAATCTGGCTCCTCCGGCTCCTGAGCTGACCGGGTCAATCGATGAAGTCTACGCCGTAATCGGTGAGCTTGAGTTTGTCCGAAGAAAGCTCCTGATGCATAATCGGCAACTCCTCATACAAGTTGGGGAGATGAGCGCAGAGATAACGAGACTGCGAGAAGAAAATGGCCGACTGGTCAAAACCAACAGTAACGAGTAATTACGTTACGTTTGTCGACGAAGTCAAAAATCGCGACATCGACGCAATTACTCTACAAGTGAATGCTCTCGTCAATCCTCCGATGAGCTCTGTCAAGATGGCTCGCGTGGGAGCACCTCTGGTTAAATTCCAGGAGTGGAACGGGAGCGCATTCGTTGATAAAGTCCTTGGTGTAGATGGTGGTGGAACTGGCGTCACAACCATTCCAGCTCTCAAGTCTGCCCTTGCACTAGGGACGATGGCGGACCAGAATGCCAACGCCGTCAACATTTCAGGAGGAAATCTTAACGCTGTCGGTATCAGTAACGCCAACCTGGGCGGTAACATGACGTTCAATGGAGGGCGTTTCCATATTGCGTCTACCACTGATATCGCTCTCAACGTAGTTGGGATGTCCGGAAACTGGGTGGCAGTTCTCACTTCTCCAGCAAACTCTCAAGGCGTCCTCATAAACGCAGCAAGTATCAAGACCGAGAACGCTTTCTACGTTCGGAATGCAGCTGCAACGATAGCTGGTCTGATTGTTCGTGGCGACATGGGAGTAATTGCTCCCACTGGTCTCATCATTCCAGTTGGCACCAATAAATTCGTCCCAGCGTAATGGCTAAGGCTCCTGGCTCGATTTGGATTCACGGCGACAATTTCCACTACGTTGATCAATACGGTAGCGAGTGGAGATGTTCCGGACAGTTCCTGACTAACCTTGGTGCTGGTCAGGCAGCGCCGGGGTCTATCTACGTCGACGGGCCGGAGTTCCGATACATTAACGAGGCTGGAACTCGGATGTATCGGCTTCATATGGGAGTCCCTGGAGACATCTTTGGTCTCCCTGCTCCTGGTTCCATTTGGGTTGACCACGTTTGGTTCCTCTGGATGCACCAGACTGGAACCTTTCGAGGATATACCCACGGTGACGTTGCTCACGGTGATGGAGGAGGCGCTTCTTCTCACGTCGATGTTCCTCATACCAATTCTCCTCATAGTGACTCCCACACTGATGGTGCTCACGGTGATGCCCACGACGACACACCTCATGGT